TGAAGACAAATATGATGTACTTGAGAGTATGGTAGAAAAACTTGATGATATGGAAACCAAGCTCAATGAGCAAATTGACAAGAACATTGGTCTGAATCAGCGTTTGTCTGAATCAGTATCTGATAATATTCTTGATCAAGTTTCTGAAGGACTTGCAGTCACTCAGAAAGAAAAGCTCGCCTCACTTGCTGAAAGTGTTGAGTTTGAAAGTGAAGAAGAGTATCGTGAAAAACTGGAAACCCTGAAGGAGTCGTACTTCTCCAGATCTCCTGTTTCAACATCGGAAGCCCCACAGACTTTGTCTGAAGGTGTGGACACAACCGACGCTCCTGTGAGTGCTGGTATGGAAGCCTATCTCAGAACACTGGGTGCTTTCAAAAAGTGAATTTTAGATTAATTCAAACAAAACACAAAATCAAAAGGTAAAAGCAAATGTTCCAATCCGAGCATCTGCAGGAAAAGTGGAGTCCCCTCCTCGATTATGAGGGCCTTGATCCTATCAAGGATGCACATCGTAGAAGTGTAACCGCTGTCCTGCTTGAGAACCAAGAAAAGTTCCTCAAAGAAGAGCAAGCATTTAGTCAGGGCATCAACCTGATGGAATCCCCAACCAACAGTGCTAACGCACCTGGTGGTTCTGGTGGTTTCTCTGGTTCCGCCGCTGCAGCCGGTCCTGTTGCCGGTTTCGACCCCGTTCTGATCTCCTTGATCAGAAGAGCAATGCCTAACCTGGTCGCATATGACCTGGCAGGTGTTCAACCAATGAACGGTCCTACTGGACTCATCTTCGCGATGAGAAGCCGTTATGAGAATCAGTCTGGTACTGAGGCTCTATTCAACGAAGCTGATACCGCATTCTCTGGTCAGGATGCAGGTTTCGACCTCACCGCTGGTTTCGCAGATGGTGCTGTTGGACTGGGAACAACGAATCAGAACGGAGACAATCCTGCTGTTCTTAACCCCGTTGGTACTGCTTCGACCAACACCGCAGCCTACACCGCTGGTGGTGGTATGGTTACAGGCGACGCTGAGAGCCTTGATGGCACTGGTGGAGACGCTTTCAACCAGATGGCATTCTCGATTGAGAAAGTCACTGTAACCGCTAAGTCTAGAGCACTGAAGGCTGAGTACAGCTTAGAACTGGCTCAAGACCTTAAGGCTATTCATGGTCTTAACGCTGAAGCCGAACTGGCTAACATCCTTTCTACTGAAATCTTGGCTGAGATTAACCGTGAGGTTATTCGTACCATCTATATGACGGCAGAACAGGGTGCAGCTCAGAACGTTGCTACTCAGGGTGTATTTGACCTGGACATCGACTCCAACGGACGTTGGTCAGTTGAGAAGTTCAAAGGACTTCTTTTCCAAATCGAGCGTGACGCTAACGCGATCGCACAAAGAACTCGTAGAGGGAAAGGCAACATGGTTCTGTGTTCCGCAGACGTTGCTTCCGCACTCACGATGGCTGGAATCCTGGATTACACCCCAGCACTCAACGCTAACTTGAACGTTGATGACACCGGTAACACTTTTGCTGGTACGATCAACGGTAAGTTCCGTGTATACATCGATCCCTATTCGGCTAACCTGACTTCGGGTAATGGTCCTAATGGTAACCAGTACTACGTTGTAGGATATAAGGGTTCTTCCCCTTATGACGCTGGATTGTTCTATTGTCCTTATGTTCCCCTCCAGATGGTAAGAGCCGTCGGAGAGAACTCCTTCCAGCCTAAAATTGGCTTTAAGACCCGTTACGGGCTTGTTGCTAATCCATTCGCTGAAGGCGACGCAACCAACCAGGGTCTTGGTAGACTCCGTATCAACAGCAACCGCTACTACAGACGTGTGGCTGTTAAGAACCTTATGTGATCCATCGGATACACATTTTACAAGACCTCCTTCGGGGGGTCTTTTTTTGTATCTAAATAAGATTCAAGAAATAATTTCAATAAAAGTGATACATTTAAAAAATGTTCTTTCTAATAAAGAAAGAATTGACTTATTGAATTTTTGCAAACCTCACCTTCTTACTGGAGAAGAACTATCACGTAGATTTAATGGTTATTATCCACCAAGTAAACAAACCTTATCTACTTTACATAAGTTTGATGAGATAAGACCAGTTATAATGAAAATTATATCTAAAGTAAGTAATGAAACGGATTTAAATATAGGAACAGATAAAGTATGGATGAACTGGAATAGTGGAAAAAAAGAAGAACAATATTGGCACACTCATCCTTGCGATCTTGCATTAGTTTATTATGTAAAAACAATTCCATTTTTGAATGACGGAACTTGTTTTAAAGATAAATTTGTTAGATCACCTCAAAATAGTTTAATTATTTTTCCAGGAAACAAGTTGCATAGTGTTCCATCATATCCTTTTCGTTTTGAGAGATACACCTTGGCTATGGATTTGTGGCTATGTAATTGAATCTATTGATTGATTTCACAAGAGACCTTCGGGTCTCCTTTTTTATGCCTTTTACTAAATAAACTAACTCACATTACTCACCATGAAGACTAATCTGAAGAGAGCAGTAGTAGGGTTATTGATATTTGTTGGAGTTGCAAATGCTGGTGCATTGATTGGTCATACGATTAGACAACCAATTCAACCAGCACAAGTTAACTATCCACCTGTAGGAGATTACTCATCTTATACTGTTACTGTCAATCCAGATGGTAGTTACACTATTGACTATAAGGGTCATGATCCAACTGTATTGGATAACGAAACATATGTGGATACATCTAATGGTGTATTTGGTATTGGAGGTAGAACAACCACTACAAGAAACACTCAGCAAATAGCTGGAGGACAGACTGAAGTGGGAAAGGACGATGCGAGGTCCGAAGAGTGTATCAAGGCGGAAGGTGGAGGAGAGTCGAACGGTGCTCTGGTGGGAGCTAGTTTAGGTACAGCTGCTTCACCATTCTTAGTTGGTATTCCTTATGTTGGATGGCTCGCAGCAGGTTGGGCCGTTATGGCTGGTCAGGATATGGGTTCTTCTGTTGGTAGTGAAATTGCTAGCACAATAAAAGGTTGTTGATAAATAACTAATAAACATAACACTAATGGCCTATCACATTGAAAAGTTAGATGCTCGATTTGGACGTAAAGTTTATTACTCTGGTAACAACCAGTGGAGCTCCAAATTTGATTACAGACTCATCTTCGAGAATGAAGAGTCTGCCCGTAAAGAGCATTATAATGTCCGTGGCACCTTAGTAGAGGAGTAAAATGGCATTCTACATCCAAAGACCATCTGCAATGGACGAAACCAAGCTCGTCTATTATGTCAAGAAACATCACTGGTCTGATGACTATAGTGATAGAAAGACTTGGGCAACAAGAACATCTCCCACTAACCTGATGGCAAATCCTGATGGCAAGAATGGTGGTTGGCAAAGAGCAACTATTGTAGAAGAATGAGTGAGTCAAGAGTCCCAGATGCAAGCTTTAGTAGACAGATAGAGAATAGAAACTTCTTGTCACCAACAGGGTTTCACTTCTCTGTTATTAGGGCACCCAAAGTATCCTTTTATGGGTATCAAGTTAACGTGCCTAGTTTGGATCTAGGTGTTGCAATACAACCAAACTACCTAACAGATATTCCTCGTGCAGGTGAGAAGATCGATTTTGGTGATCTTTCTCTTACATTCTTGGTTGATGAGGATCTCACAAACTACCTTGAGATTCAAAACTGGATGAGAGGTCTTGGTTTTCCAGAATCTCTCAATGAAATCTATCAGTGGCAAAAGAGTGAAGCTCCATCACATTATCCTTCAAACTATCAACGTGAACATGAGTTGAACCTTTATTCTGACGGAACACTGGCTATCTACAACTCAGCAGATAATCCAAACTTCAAAGTTATCTTTGAGAATATGTTTCCATATTTTTTATCACAACTACAGTTTGATGCACAAGTCAGTGATGTTCGGTACTTGACAGCAACAGTCCATTTCAAGTATACTATCTACAACATAGAAGGTGTAATCTGTTGTTAGTATGATTGACCTTGAAACCCTTCAGGGAATGTGGAATGAAGACTCTAAGATTGATCCAGATAATTTGCATACTGAGTCTCTTAATATACCTGTTCTACATTCCAAATATTATGACATATATAATACTCTGATGTTACTTCGAAAGAAGGCAGAACAACAGAGAAAAAACATTAGACACGAATC